GATGCCCCCATTAAAGAAAAAAAGAAAAAAGAAAAGTAAAATTTATTTTGGTACACCAGTACATGATGCTATTGTAAGATATAATCAATCCGATAATCCAATTGAAAGAAACAAAATTTATACTGAAGAAATACATGCGGCGTTTCTTAAGTTAGCAGAAAACATAATTAACACTTTTAAGTTTAGTTACTTTAGTTATGGGTTTAGAGACTTACAAGAAGAAGTAGTTTCTAACCTTGTTATCAACATGCATAAGTTTGATGAGACTAAAGGTAGTAAAGCATTTAGTTATTTCTCTGTAGTAGCAAAAAACTATCTTATCCTAAATAATAACGCTAATTATAAGAAAATGAAGATTCACGATGACATTGATGTTTTATATGGTCACGGTGATGAAGATGAAAAAATAAAAAAGAATCCATCCAATGATGTATTTCAAAAAACTATTGATTACTTTGATGAAAACATGGAAAGGTTATTTCCAAAAGATCAAGATAGGGAAATTGCTGAATCAATAATATATCTATGTAAGAATAAAGATAGCATAGATAATTTTAATAAAAAAGCAATCTATATAATGATTCGTGAGATGACAGATGTTAAAACATCTAAAATAACTCAGATTACAAATACATTTCGTAAAATATATCCTAAAATTCAAGAAGAAGTGCTTACAAGAGGTCACATAGATAACCTAAGATATACAGGTTCTTTAGTGTAATATTGTAACCATACTATATTTATAGTTATGGAAAAAGACTTTAAACTATTTGGTGATAAAAATTTTTCTGATTTATCTGAAGAGATATATAATAACACCAAGCTTAAGAAAACTCAAATTGACCTTTTAATCCAAGAGGTACATGGTTACATACAAGGTATCGAAGATATCGCTATTGTAGGTCCTATTATTAAGGAACTAATGGATGTCGGTATTAAGAATGATGATAACTTAGTCAAACTAGCTACTCTATATCAACGGATAATGTCCAAACAACCTATCGATGAAAGTGATGTTGGTTTATTATCCGAAGAAGAAAAAGAACAACTTATGGCTTCTTTAGAAGATGTAGCAGAAGATTTACAGAAGAAGAAGGATGAGATTGTAAGTAAAGATCCAGTTGATATAACTAAGATTAGACAAAAGTATGGTGATTCATAATGTCTACAAAACTTAGAATAGATCCACAAACGATAAATTCGGTAGGTGTAACTAATCAAGATTCTGTAGTACTTCAAGAGTTTACTTTTCATCATGGTCATGTAGAACAAGTTATTAATCAAATGGACGATTTGGTTTCTGCTGGAGTTACAATAAACAAAACTACATCAGATGTGAGTCAAGTAATTTTAATAAAACCTACCTTTGAAGGTACATTACAAAGTGGGCAATTAAAAAATTCTATACCATGTCAGCCTTTACTACGAGGATTTTCCGATTCTATAGCAAGAGGGGATAGTGTAATATACACAAGAATAGGTAATACTTATTATTATTTAGGTCCTTTAAATACAACTAATAATCCAAACTATAGTCCTGATACATTTTTTAATCCAAATCTAAATACTAATTTAAAAAGTAGTATAGCTATTGATAATAGAAAAGATGATGTAAATGGATACAATGTTAATTATAAAAAAACAAATGTAAAAAAAATAAGTAAATCAAAAAATTATGAACTAGATGCTCCTTATGAAACAAGAGTAGGTGATATAGGTTCAGAAGCAGAATTAGAATCAGTTTATTCTGATATGGTATTAGAAGGTAGGCATAATAATTCTATACAGATAGGAAGTAGGTTTGTTAATCCATATATTACTATAAAAAATAATACTAGTGGAAATAATGGTTCTGTAATTGGTTTATTATCTCTTGGTTCAACTGAACAATTTTTTAGTGGTTATAATTTATTATCAAGTGATAAAAGAATAGGAGAAGAGTATCAAAGTATACAAGAAGGACAATATCCTGGCTATCGTATTAACTTTGGTAATGATGAAATAGGAGAGCCGAGAGAAGATGTGTTTAATTCGGAATTTGGTAAGCTACAAGAATCTCCTGGTAACCAAACAGAGTTCGACCAAATAATAATGTTTTCTGATAGAATTACATTTGATGCTCAGAATGATGATTTAACGATGTCAGCATATCGTAATATAAACTTTGGTGCTGGAAGAAATATAACAATTACTAATAAAGGATTCTCAGTTATTGAATCAGAGAATATTTATTTAGGAAAGATAGCAAAGAATAAATCTGAACCTATAGTATTAGGAGAACAATTAAGAGTATTATTAGAACAAGTAATAAACATATTAAGTAATGCCCATGCTTTAGTTCAAGGTGTTCCATTACCATTGGTAGATAAAACAGGAGCTCCACTAAGTTTAGCATCAGGACCATTAGTTAATTCAGTACAAAGTTTAACAGAAATAATACAATCATTAGAACAAAGACAACAAAATGATGATGGGGTATATCAAGATGGAGAAACACCATTTTTAAGCAAACATCATTTCATAGAACAGAATAGGGGTTAAAATGAAGGTTAATATATTTAAGAAATTAATAAGAGAAGTAGTAAGAGAAGAGTTAGATTATAAATTTTCTGCACTTGAAAAAAAGTTGGATGAAGTGTTAGTTAGCTCTAATTCTAATAGCTTAGCAGAAGATAAGGCGCCACAACCTACCGCAACTCCCTCTCAAAAAGTGCCAGCACAGGCAGTCGTAAAAGACAATTCGGCAACTCCGTTGACAAAAGATTCTATTCTTAATGATATTCTAAATGAGACTGCTAATAGTGGTGAGTGGAAAAACATTGAAAAAGAACCAGAAGTACAATCTGTTACCGATAATACAGAAGCACTTCCTGATTTCTTATCAAATGCTATAAACAAAGATTATTCACAAGTAATGAAAAAAGTAGAAGAAAAGGCAAAGTTTAATCGTGGGACTTAAAGACGACATATATCAAGCATTTGAAAAAAACTTAGGTTCTGATGCTATTAATGCTACCGAAGAATCTAAAAAGAAAGTAGATGACTTAGCAGAAGATTTAAGAAATGCTATCATTAATTTTATTGTTAAACAAGAATTTAATATTACTGAAATGGAAGCACCTATTAATATATTACCAGGTGAAATTCAAACAAGTGGTGGAGTATCAACGCCAGGAGCACCAGGAGCACCTGTATCTATTGTACCTGCTACTCCCACCGTTAATATAATTCCATTACAAAAAATTGCTCAAATAAGTGAGACATCAAATAAGATAATGGATCCTAGAGTTCCTACTGCTGTAAAAAAATCTAAAGTAAAATTATTAAATGTTAAGGAAGCGTAATGGCAACACTCGATAGAAGAAAAGATAGATTTGTAGAAGACCAAGATAAAAGAGTCTCTGTGGGAATAGAGTTTCCACTAGGTAGAGTTGGTGGTGGTGATGGGTATTTCAAATCAACAAAAACTACTGTTGAATCTATAAAGAATAACATCAGGCTTCTTTTACAAACTCACAGAGGTGAAAGAGTATTCCAACCAAACTTAGGTATGGATTTAAGGTCACTTATCTTTGAGCCATTGACTGAAGATATTACAATACAAATAGAAAACAATATAGTAGATGTATTCAGTAGATGGTTACCTTTTGTAGATTTAAGAAACATTAATGTGAATCGTAAAGATGATTTAAATCAAGTAAATATTAATATAGATTTTAACATAAGAAGAGCACCAAATAATTTAGAAAGTGTTCAAGTTACATTTGAGGGTGTCGGAGCTGGAAGTTCGACAAGTAATGGAGCATACTAATGGCGTATAAAGAAAAACAAAAATTAAAACCAACTAATGTACAATATACAAGTAAAGATTTTAGTACAATAAAAAAAGATTTAATTGAGTATACTAAATCTTATTTTCCCGATACATATAAAGATTTCAATGAAACATCACCTGGTATGATGTTAATAGAGTTATCAAGTTATGTGGGTGATGTACTTTCATATTACATTGATTATAACTATAAAGAGAATCTGTTAGCAACAGCAACAGAGAAAAGAAATGTTCGTAGATTAGCTGAGTTTCTTGGATATAAAACTCCAAATAAAACACCATCCGTTGTTAAACTAAAAGTAGAGACTTCCATAAGTGCTGATGGTACAACTGGTGAGCCAGTTTATGGAGAAGCTCCATCTTCAATAGATAGTGGATTACAGATTGCTTCAAATGTAGATTCTGAGATAGTTTTTGAAACAACCGATGAAATAGATTTCACAGCGAGTGGTTCAGGAGATCCAGAAATAAGTGCTCCAATAGTTGATAGTAATGGAGAAGCCAGTTCTTATACCTTAACACGAAATATAAGGGCTATATCTGGTAAAACAAAAACTAAAACTTTTAATATTACATCTCCTACTAAATTTTTAGAATTAGATTTAGGTGAAGATAATGTGATTGAAATAACAAGTTGTATAGACGGCGCTGGTCAAGAATGGTATGAAGTAGATTATTTAGCACAAGATAAGATACTAAAACAAACTCATTATACAGACGACCCGACAAGAACAAGTGCTTATGATCAAGGTGATGCTAGTGGTACTACATCATCAATACCTATTCCATATGTTGCTGAATATATTAAGTCTACTAAAAAATTTACAACTAGATTTGATGAAGATAGTCAAACATATAAAACTCAATTTGGTAATGGATTATTTAGATTTAGTAATTCAGGTTCAAATGTAGATCCAGTTGAACAAGCTGGTGTAACAATTAATGGAACTAACCTTGCTGATGTACCAAGTGCTATAGGAGTAGTTACAGGCAATAACCCAAACTTAGGTGAGACTCCATCTAATACATCTTTAACATTTACTTATAGAATCGGTGGTGGCTCTGAATCAAATATTCAAGCTGGCGAATTGACAACTGTAAATAACCCACCAGCTGGTGTAACCATAACTGTAACTAATGAAGATGCAAGTTCAGGTGGAACTGATGGTCAAGTGGTGGATGAGATTAGGACAAATGCTAGTTCGTTTTTTGCTTCTCAAATGAGATGTGTTACTAAGGAAGATTATCAATCAAGAATATTATCTCTTCCACAAAAATTTGGTAGTATTGCTAAATGTATTGTAGAGAGATTAGATGGTGGTGCTCTTTTAGTTCACACTCTTTCTTATAATCAAAACAAACAACTTGTACAAACACCACAACTTGTTTTACAAAACATAGGAACTTATATTAATCATTATAGAATGATAAATGACCAAGTTGGATTTGGATTTACTCTTAATGATACATTGTTTTCTGGTTATGTAGTTAACTTTGGAGTTCGTTTTGTTGTTAATTATGATAGAAGATCAAATCCTACTGAAGTTAAATTAAATGTAATTCAAATAATAAAAGATTTCTTTAAAATAGAAAAGATGCAGTTTGGACAAGCAATTAATATGAACGATTTACAATATAATATTTTAGGGTTAGATGGTGTAATCGGTATTAAGGAATTAAAACTATTTCAAGATGGAAATAATGAATATGCTAGTGGCAGACAACTTTATTATTACAAGGGAGATGGTGAGGTTATTGGAACTGATAGTAACTATGGATTTAAATATAACTTTGATAATGCCCTACGAGATGGTATATATAGACCATCAGTTTCTTCATCGGTATTTGAGTTAAAAAATCCCAACCAAGACATATATGGAAAAGTGATATAATGCATAAATATTTTTTTACAACTAAAGATGCCTTTATTAGTAGTGGTTCAAATCAAACTACGGGCGAAGATTTTAAAGATAAGAACACCGGACAAGATGAAATTCTTGAGTTAAAGAAAGTATTCTTTGATAGAACATTTTCTCATCCAACTCGTGTATTAGTTCAATTTGATACTAATGAAATAGAAAATTATATTAGCTCATCAGTATTACCTCATGACTACAAACTTAATTTAAGATTGTATGAAACAGAAGGTACAAGTGGATTGACCGAAGAATATAAAGTAGCCAGTTATCCTTTATCACAAGAATGGGATGAAGGTATAGGTAAAGAGATAGATGAACCTAAAACAACAGATGGTTGTAGCTGGAAGTTTAGAAAAAACAGAGAAGGTGCTTCTGAAATAAGTTGGACAACTCCTGGTGGAACATATATTGCTGGTGACGAAGTAAGTCAATCCTTTTCTTCAGAATCACCTGACATTAATATGGATATTACTTCTGTTGCTAAAAAATGGTTTGCTGGAGTTAATCAAAATTATGGTTTATTAATCAGACTATCTGGAAGTAGAGAAACATCAAGTGGAAGCTTTGAAGACATTAAATTTTTCTCAAGACAAACCAACACTATATACTCTCCTAAGATAGAATTAAAATGGGATGACCACTTACCAGCAACGGGTTCTAATACTGGTAGCTTGACCACCTTAGATGTTTCTGGTAATAGTGAGAACTACCTATACCCTATACACTTACGAGAAGCGTATAAAGAAAATGAAACCATAAAATTTAGATTTGGTGCTCGTAAAAGATACATACAAAAGTCATTTACAACATCGGTTCAAACCGTTAGTGGTAGTTTTATACCACATGGTTCAGGTTCTTACTCTATTATAGATATGGCAACAAACGAATCAGTTGTACCATTTAGTGCCTATACAACAATGAGTTGTGACACTACTTCTAATTATTTTAAACAAGACCTAAATGCCTTTGAGCCTAATCGTGCTTATAAGATTT